AGATTATCGCTTACCCAAACAACTGAAAAGTTTTTCATCGTCACGGCTGTGGGTGCGTATTCAGGCGGTAACACTTTAATCACAATGTATGGTGGGACTGATTACACTCTTGCTGCGGAGGCAATTACCTCTCCAAAATGGTCTAATGTGAAAGTACCTTCAAGATTCCCGATGAGTCCAGCAAAATGGGCTGTGACGCTAACTGACACAACACAAAGGTCGCAAGATAACCCGACGGCGGGAACTTATTATAATCTTGGGTCTTTATATATTGACGCTCCAATTGGGGTTTGGAATGTGTTCTATAAATGTTATGGACAAACTAACAGATCGTCTGGAGATTGTGATATTTTAACTACTTTGTCAATTGCGAATAACACAATTGGCGCCGATAATTTAACTTTTTATATGTTATATACTCCGGGGGTTAGTTTCCAGACTTACATCAATATAGTAGCATTAAATGGAATAATTGCCACAAGTAAAACAAGATACTATCTAAATTTAGCCACGCTGTCTACTGGAATTACAGCTTTATTAAGTCGAAATGATTACAAGGCAATGAATATAGTTTTAACTAGTGCGTATTTATAGGAGCCTCATGGGCATAAAATATACTGACTTCTCAATTCGTGGCGTCGACGCCTCAGAGTTCAACGGCAAAATAGATTGGTCAAACGTTGCCAGTAATTCAAAATTTGCAGTGATCCGCGTTGGATATGGAAACAACATTGATCCGTTCTTTGTGAAAAACATCGAATCCGCTCAAAAAACAAAACTTGATTTAATGGTTTATTGGTACTCTGATTACTACTCGAACTGGTATAACACCCTTCATTCAGCTTACGGGTTGACAGATGAAAAATGGGGCAGGACACAGGCGGACAATTGCTATCGGGCTATAAAACCCTACGGCGTAAAAATGGTTTGGCTTGACATTGAGAATATCACCTATAAAGGATTCCCTTTACTGACAGAAGCTAAAGCGAAATATCATGCAATGGCAATCAATAAGGCGTTCCTGGAAAGAATGAATGAACTCGGAGTAAAGGTAGGTATTTACGCTTCTTTGGGTTGGTTGAGTTGGTTTGATAACTGGTTTAGATCGTTCCCTCTTTGGGTGGCGTGGTATCCATTCCGAACTGCTTCAGTCGACAAGGATGACGTGATTTATATGTGTCGTAAGAACGGTTGGGAAGTTGATCCACTCATCTGGCAATACGCTTCAGACGGGGATGTTGATGATAACGGCACCCCGGACGGTAAAACATATTTCAAAACAGAATTAAAAGAGTGTGATCTCAATGGATGGATCTCAACGGAAGCAGAATACAAAAACATTTTCACTAGCAGCGAAATCATTCCAGATGACGAAACGGTTACACAGCCAGTCGAGAACACTCGGATAATTCCGGTGAAAACCTCGACAAGGATATTCACACTCAGAAAATCACCGAAAATTGAAAATTCAACGTTTATTAAATTACTCCCACCTGGTAAAAAACTTGATTGTCTCGAGAGATATACTGACTCGAAAGGCAATACCTGGCAACGGGTAGGACTAGATCAATGGGTAGCTGAAGTAAATAACGGCATTACATATCTGAAATAGAGGTGAATACATGGCAGCTGGAATCACACAAGCGGTATTAGATAACGTAAGCGACATTAAGGTCATGGTTGCAAGGGTGGAAGAGCGTCAAATACGCCAAGATGATAACATTACAGAATTGATGAAGGTTACCATCAAGGGCAATGGAAAGTTGCCGCTTACCGAGAGAATGGCAAACGTAGAAGCGTGTTTAAAAACAGATGCCGAGGCTAAAGCCGAAAAGAAAAAAACAAAAGAAAAGTGGGATTTAAGAACGTGGGCTATTGTGATGTTATTTATTAGCCAAGTTGTAATTTTAGTTTTCAAATGAAAATCATGTACAATGTAAAACAGATAGCCGGTAACAAGCCGGCTACTTTATTGCAGGAGGATTATATTGAAGCGCATAATAATCGTACAAGAATCCGACAGGCACGCCGGTAACAAATTAGGGTTAATGAATCCGGATGTTATATTAGAGGACTTGGAAAGGAACCCGTCATTTTATAAACCTAATCCAACTGAAAGCCAAAAAGAGTTATGGAAATTAGAATTAGATAATGTTGAAAAAGTTAAACAACTTGCTGGTAAGGATGATATTTACTATATTGAGGATGGAGATCCGACTCAGGGAATAAAACATCCAGCGGCTTTAGTCTCAACAAGAGTTGCAGATCAAATCACAATAGCAGTAGCTAACTCCATTCCAATTTACGGACTAAAGAACCTAAAAGCAGCACACTACGCAGTAGGAACTGGAGCACACAACTTAGGCGAAGGGTCAGCGGATAAACTAATAACTGACTCATTGAAATTGAAATATCCAAAAGTACCAATAAATCTTTGTTACCACGGGCTGATACATTACGGGAATTTCGTAGTAGACTTTGCTCACCACGGGCCTTATACCGGATCAAGGGAGTGGCTAAAGGGTAACGTGGCGCGTTACTATTTACAATCCATGATGTTTCACGCAGTCAAACACGGCGAAAAGCCACCCGACTTAGTTATCAGAGGACATTATCACACCCCGGTAATTGAGACAGTGAGAATGAATGGATTTACGAGTACCATCGTAGTAAGTCCTTCAATGTGTATGATAGATGACTTCGCTCACCAGGCAGCCAAGAGTCCGGATGACGTTACGGTCGGAATGTTCGTGTATGAGATTGTCAATGACAAGTTATTAGATATTCACCAACTAACTAAAACTTTCGATACAAGGACGGTTTACTATGCCTAGTGTAAGTGATGAAATTCACGATATGTTAGATGAATTAGCGAACGAGGGATTACCGTATATCGAGGAAGGCGATCTAACAAGAGAGATAATCGCGGAGAGGTTTGGTATTTCTATCAACGGGGCAAGGAACCGCGCAAAAGAAATGGTAAAAAAAGGTAAGTGGATCGAAGTACCAAAACGAACAAAGGGAGGGAACAAGATAATAATCTACAAAAAAGTGGTATGATTTAATCACCGGCGCGCCAATCGCAGATCAAATTTAGCCGGTTCCCCCGACCTCCTCGGGGGATTTTTATTAGCATAATTGATATTTTATTGAAACGCTGTATAATATAAATACAAAGCCGTGATATTTCAAGTGTAGAATCCGTGCATCATAGGCGGGGATGAGGTAAACACAAAGAACGGCGACCCTCTCACGGCAAAATATTGCAGAGTTAGCTGATCGACTAACTTTCCCGAAAGCCGGGCGCGCCGATGCGAAATGCGGAAGCCAGGCAACCTATACACTAGGGCACATGGCAGGTGACTGCATGAGGGTTGCTATATCACGAGACAATCCTATACCGTGGTTACGGTGAAAGTCGGGTACATCCGAGTGATTGTCATAGCCTCCCCGTTTGGTTTATTCCAGCGGGGATGCTTCATTATGACAAGGAAACATTTCGATAATGTTTCCTTTATGTTACAATATATTTAATTCGTTAAGCGAAGGTGGATGGCCAGGTGGCTATCGCAAATACTTCCCGTATGAGTTTATCTCCGGGAGGTTTTTGTTATTATTGTGTGATATTTTAGTGTTTTTTGTTGTTAGATAATATCAATTATGATAATTTGCTGCAATCAAATAACATTATGGGTGTACAATAAATTTGAGGCAACTAAACAACCTCAGCGCCCTTAAGTTGGATAACGATCGCGGCGCGACCTCCCGAAATTTGGGAGGTTTTTGTTTAAATGGTTATATTTGCGATTTATAACCATAATAGGTATAAAGTACCACTGTAAACAGATAAAACGAAATTTAATCGATTAACTGGCACGATATAGGCATTGTGGTGTTTACTTCAAGGCTGATATAAACTCTCAAATTAGCACACTTGGAAAGTGTAAATAAGGGTGGTCCATAATTACACTTTTGAGGTCTATTCACCTTTAGGGCGACTGACCCATTAAATAGGCTATATGATTGATATTCGATGTAATAAAAAGTCGGGAATAATGTCACTATTTTTCATGTGTAAAATGGTTTATTATTGAGTAAATGGAGGTAACAAATGTGAAATTCGAGATCCGAAATACCAGGCACGGCGAACCAGAAGCAAGACTAACATACACCGCCACGAATAACGCCGAAGAAATATTTGTGATCGTTCCTGGATTGGTGAGTGTATCTGGAATATTGAAACTCGTTGCATATTTAGTTGAATATCTGAAAGGGATATTATGAACCTACAAGAAATGAGTAATGAACTATTAATAGCCAGGCTTGTTAGCGAAATATTTATATCCAAAAATAGTCCAGCTGTAAGAGACTGTATCTATGAGATTAGTTACCGACTTTGTGCTTCAAAAAAACACCCCTACACTATCCAGTACAAATGGTCAGCGTGTGATGTTGAGATAGAATTATCACCGGCTTTCACGGTTTGGGGAACTTCACCAATCGACGCGGCTCAAACCTTAGTGGATGCCAACAATTGGCGCGGTCAGGACATGGAGTTCTTAGTAAGCTTGAAAGGGTCTGATAATTCAACGTGTTTCACCTCTAAGGAATTAGAGTAACTTATTCTTTTATCACGGCGGTTTGCCCGCTAGAGAGGATGTTTGCCCTCGTAACGTATCATACAGTTTTATAGTATCAATCGGCATCCTTCGGGGTGTCGTTTGATTTAACGCGGATTTTACGCCAACTTCCTAAAACATATTGACATTGTATATACTTTTCTGTTATTATATATACATCAAACAAGGAGAGAGAAAATGACAGACCAAAACCTAATCGCCATATCAAAAAAATTCGCAAACGACACAACAAAACAATTTAGATCATGCAGATTTGCATCAATGAATATTTACGGCGCTCGACAAGATTGGGAAGTTTGGGGAATTTTTACAAATAAAAAAGAGGCTTTATCAGCCGCGACTGCTTGGGCTATCGCTTTCAAAAGTAAAATCAATTTCAATGTCGTAGAAAATAAATATAGAGTATCGGTAAAAATCTAATCTATTATAGGGGCTGCGCATCTTACACGCATAGGAGAGGTTTATGAAACGAATGACAAAGAAAATACTAATCAACCTGGATCACGAAACAGAATCAAAGTTATACGATCTATCAAAAGACTCAGACAAGAGCAAGGTGATCCGCGCGTTGATCCTGCTGGCGTGGGACGTAAAGAATGACAGCATCCGAGTTCCATTGGTCGGCAAAATTGGTCAAGCCGGAATCTATGACGGGCATACGTTTATTGACCCCATCAACGAGATCGAAAACAGACAGGACGGTGCAGAATAATGGATGACATCAATACTGAAATGGATTTGCGGTTTGAACAAATGTTAGATAGCCTTGATGATCACGAAATTGACGAACGCCGCGAAATGAGAGAGAGCTTGCAATGAACCTACAAGAAATGAAATCCTACAAACAGAAATTGATAGCCGAAGGTCGCGAAGCATATCCGACCATTGCAAAGATAGTTGATACTCTCGGAGAATTCAAAACGTTACGCGGGCGGAATTACATTGTTTTAGAATTTGACGGTATCACGGCTATACACATGCGAAATGTGAGTAAAGCAAAAATAGGCAGCCGCGAAGTATTTCAAGGATGGCTGTACAGAGATACTATTTTTGTCACGGTTGGCGAACGCGTTGATTTATGTCCATTCAGACGTGACCGCGTTATGTGTATCTATCTTGACAATGAAACAACCGAAGTAACACAGGCAGACCGCGATAACGAAATATTTGTACCCTATCACATGGATTGGTACAACCGACTATTGACCCTGCTCCCAAAAGCGGAAGGTATTCTCGGAGAGGCTAGCCACAATGACAGTCAAGCAGAAATGAGTAAATTGAGAAAAGAGTTATTCTTAGAGGAGAAAAAAAATGAACAAAAGTGAATCAATCGCAAGTTTGAGTAAGGCACTTGTTTTAGCGCAGTCTGAATTTCCTAGAGTTGCTTTTAACTCGACTAATCCATATTTCAACTCGAATTATGCAGACTTAGGCGCGGTCATTGAAACATCAAAACCAATTCTCAAAAGTCATGGTTTGGCGGTCAGTCAGTTAGTCGAAGGCGCAGCCGGTGAGGTCGGGATTACCACCTTACTTATCCATGAATCAGGTGAGTATATTTCATCATGTGTAACTATTTTGGTTGATGGTAAGAACCTGGCGCAAGAGGCTGGAAAATCAATTACTTATTTGCGCCGGTATGCGCTTGCTGCGATTCTTGGCCTCTATGCAGATCAGGATAACGACGGTAACGATAGCGCACATAAAGAACAAAAATCGCCTGAAAAGAAAACAGAATCTCATGCGCCTGCTTCGTTATCCGATGAAACGCTTTACGACTGTATGAACTCCAAAGTAATTGAATTGTTTGCAAAGGCCTGGAATATCGAAAAAGGCGCGGCGGCTGTCGAAGTAAGTAAACTAAAAGAGTCTGGCAAGATCACCGGAAAAATGACACTTGCACAATATCAAAAACTAGCAGATGGAGTTGAATAAATGGCGAACATTACATTAACGGGTACGGTTATGAAAGCAGAATCACGCTTCACTCCACAAGGTAAACAAGTACTTGAAATCGGTTTATCTATGTACACCGGCGGCAACAAAGAAGAAGGGTACAAAAAAGGTGTGTGGGTCAACGTGGCCGCGTGGGAAGAAATCGCAGTAGCCAACGACGCGCTGAAAAAAGGCGATCACATCACGGTTACAGGTCAGGTCAAAGAGCCGCGTACCTACAAAAAGGACGGTGTAGATTATCCGGCTGGCCTAGAAGTCACGGCGTATGAGATCACAGTCGGTGACGAATTCAAAGTAATCTAACCACGGGCGCGTATACGCAGAGAGGGTACAAAATGATTACAGAATTAGAAATGAAACAGGCTTACGAAAATGTATTGACCGCAACCGCATTAATGCAAACCGCTGGATTTGAATATGAGTTGGCAAAAGAAAAACTCGAAGTCGAAGTTTTGAAAGCCACAGCAGACGGTCGGGTGGTAGGGTCAAACGATGGAGCGCGTAAAGCCGCGGCGTTGGTGTTATTTGAAAAACAATACACACTCAAAGATGAATTAGAGGCGCTTTACAAAACGAAATCAAACGAACTTGCGTTAGCGCGTATTCATCTTGATTGTTTGCGCGATTGCTTGCGTATTGAAGAGTTGGCAAAAGGGTAATTCTTACTCCCCATGTCGAGACGATAGCGGGATAACGGAGGATAAAATGGAATGCAAAACGTGTGGTGCCGAATTACCTCAAGAGAATATGTTAGGTGCTCACTATTTTTGGAGTGATTGCGTTGCTTATTTGAAAGCCGAAATCACCCGTCTGCAATCAGAGGCGCGTTGGATTCCGGTGAGTGAGAGGTTGCCGGAATTGAAAACGGATGATTTAGTTTTATGTGTTATTAAAAATGATATGCGCGGAACTTGGGTTGACACGCGTACGTTTTGGGTAGCGTCAAAACTTTTTAGCGGATCAAGTCAAGTAACTCACTGGAAATACTTACCTACACCACCAACGGAGGGATGAATGAGTTTCAATTTGACAGTAACGGAAGATGAAATACAAAAGACGCTCAATATTTTAGCGAATCATGTTTATCCGAAAAGTGTTTCACTTGAGGATATCGCATATTACGTTTTTGCGGATTCCTTTGGAGATGTTGCTTATTTAGTTTGTCCTAACGAAATTGACAAGCGCAAAATCCGTTTATGTATCAAAGAACTTCGCAAGCGCGGTTATCTCATAATCGCCAAACGCGGCTATTCAATGGCGGGTGACGATCCAGAACAAGTAATCCACTTCATCAACGGAATGTATTCAAGAGCGCATAGTCTTACAACGGACGCGGACATAATGTACCATGGCCTAAAACAGAAATACGGTGACGCTGTGAGCGCAAAGGTTGAACAACTTCCAAAACAACCGATGCTTCCAGAAAAACAACTAATCGTCAAATGCATCAACGATATCAAGTCGCGCGAACAAATTGTCGAACCCCCCTTCCGTAAATCAATAGACGCTAGAGGTAACGAGATTGCCAGGCAGTTTGAATATGACGCTTGACCCTATCGGCAACCTTGACACAATATTGATTAGACGGCCTATTTGTGAAATTTGTTGGAGTGAGCCAGCCGTCCACCTGCACCACTGTATTTTGAAGGATATGAAAAAGTATCACAAAATATTGACCGTTGAAATCAATTTACAGCCAGTTGGTGAGCGGTGTCATGTGTCACTTATGCAGCATGCTAATTCGTTCGAGAATAGACAGATGTTCGTGAATGTTCAAATAGAGCGCGGTTACAATGTGGGTGAATGGATCCGCAGCTTACCTCTAAAGTATATTGAGGATTGGTTACTCAACTTATGAAAGGATGAGAGATGAATACTGACATAGTTGGAGGATTTGAAATAACGGGCACCTATCGCTGTAAAAATCGTTTACTTGGCACCCAGGTTAGATTGACAACGGTTCAATTCAATAAAACGTGTCATTTCAAGAAGGGATATCTTCTTACATGCGACACACACGGGGACCACAAAGACGACAACATAAACCATACAGACGCGTTGTTTTGGATGCGCAAGCCATGGCTTTGGTGTGATGAGTGCGCAGCGTTGCATTTCAACCAGGAAGGATATATCAATGAGTAGCAAACTGCCTGCCGGAAAAGTATGTAATGACTGTATTAATATTTCAAGGTGCCAGTTCTTGGTTGGGTGTTCGCCAACTGAAAAAAGATGTGACTGGGAACCGTCAAGATTTGTTGAGGATGTTCTTATTATCAATAACGCAGATGGATCGAAAACAGAAGTTGAACATCCATTTGATGCGCTAATAAATTGCACCGAACACAATGGAGACGAATGTCCTGAATGCAGTGGATCTGGTCAAGTTGCCGGCGTGTATTTTTCAGAGGACGGCATAGCAACTTGCGATAGATGCAACGGAAAGGGATTGATATGACAACTGTAAATGTAATTATTGCAATTGATGATGAAAAGGTAAAAGAGTGTGTTGTTATTCCTGGAGACGAAAACAATCTTGAATGGGGTGTCAGGCAGGCGCTAAAGAATATTTATGGGGCGCAAAATGTTTGTCATTCGTCGTGTGAAATTGGACATATTCCAGACAATATTTCAAGATATATTATTGAAAATTATCCGCGCGCCGTTCCGCAAAGAAATCAATGGATACCCTACACGTCAAATATGTCGGCTCCTGCAAACGGAAAGAGAGTACTCGCGAAACTATCGAATGACTGGGTATGTTGCGCAACTTATTATCTTGACCACCAGAAAGACGGCAATTGTCAATGGAAATGGAAGGACGACAGAGCGCAGGAAATTGTATCCGTCAAATACTGGAAAGGACTGGAAGAATGACTGAATTAAAGAAATGCCCATTATGTAATTCGGATTGTAAAACTCTTTCAACCACAGACGATGATAATTATCCATTGGAACACCATAAAGTTTATTGTGCCGGAGAGAATTGCGGTTACGACGCCGGAGACTGGAGAACATTAGACGCGGCTATTAAAAACCATAACAGCCGACCGACCGAGGACGCTCTTTCAAATATGTGGCAAGCCGAGCACGCCGAAAAACTTACTCTGATAGAGAAACTAAAGTTTGCCGAAGAAAGAATAAAATATTTGCGCGCAACGATAATGAACGAAATTGAGGACGAACCAACGGTAGACACAGAAGCAATGATGTTTCACGACAAAAACGGAGGATAGCGTGAGCGAAATAAACGATCTAACGTCTGAAATAAATAAACTTCGCCTTGAATTGAAAGTGCTCCGCTTCAAAGAATCACAAGAACAACGGTTCATCTGGTGGATATGGAATGTGTATGCAAGGAACGTTGATGATCTATGTCATGCAATCATGGGTGCCACGACATACGACACAGAGGGTGAAGCCAAAGAGGGAAAGTATGGACTGCCTATCAAGTGTTTTGAGTTGATGCGAAAAGTTGAAGAAAACACAATGCACATTGTCGACGGTACTTATTTGGATATCGAAGTGAGTACGGAAAACAAAACCTCACCAGATAATAACAAACAATCAGATATTGACGTTTCAGTGACATAAAGTGTTTTAATAACTATTAAAATGTCTATTATCAAATATAGAGAGGTGAGAGATGCTCCCCGACGATCAATACAATATAGACTTCGCAGAAATAGACACACATATTCCAGTATCAAGCGAGACAGTAATCAAGGCTATGTCTATCATCATACTAACAGGCGACAAAGACAAAGATTATGAGATGTTGGTCAATTTTCTGGAGCCGGTGTTAGAACATGAATACCAGATCATAAGAGAGGTATTGAAAATAGAGTGATTTGACATTTTTATAAATCGGATGTATACTAGAGGAGTCACAGCCTCACCGGTTTTTTATTTGCCAACATACATCCGCTTCTTACGAACCGCTGGGACTGTGACAAGACTAGGCAAACGTAGGGAGCGGATTTATGTTAATCGGAGTTAATTATGGCTGGTTATAGACAATTTCACACTAAGTTTTGGAAGGACTCTTGGGTTATCGAACTTGATCCATTAGAGCGGTATTTATTCAGTTATTTATTTACGAATGAACAATCTAGCATTTCAGGTATTTACGAATTACCACTAAAGATTATTCGAAATGAAACGGGGCTTGAATTAGAATTTTTAAAACAATCTCTTGAAAAATTCCAGTGCGCAAAAAAGATTTTTTACCGGGATAATATTATGTGGGTTGTAAAAATGCAGCAGCACCACAAAAATGCAAGCCCAAAAACCATGACAAAAGTAAATAATGATATTTCATGGATTCCAGATTGTGACGTAAAAACAGCGTATCTATACTATCAAAAAACTGGAATATACAGTATCGATATTGTATCTATACGTGGATGTGAAAGCGTAAGCGTAATTAAAAGCGAAAGCTCAAACGAAAGCGAAAACGAGAGCGCGCCTATTCCGATTCGTGATATCCAACTTATGATAGAACATGAAATAGGATTACCACCTTCCGGATATAACGATATTAAGGCAATGGATGAAATGGAAGCGATGAATCCTACTCCAGAGGATATACACGAAGCCGCTGAATGGTTGAGGGGTCAAGGTAAAACGATTAGATATTATTCAAGCCTTACGGCATGTGTTAGAACTGCAATAGCAAAGAGGACACAACCTAAACAACCAGACAAGCCAAAGAAAAAATATACAACCGCAGATGGCGAGGTATTTTATGAGTAGCATTGAAGTAAACACGCAACCACACTCAAAAGAAGCGGAAGCGGCACTGCTTGGATCGGTATTACTCTATCCGCAAGCCTACCATGAAGCGGCAAAGCACATAACCAGTGAAGATTTTTACGTTATTCGTAACCAGTGGGTATGGCAAGCCTACGATGCTCTTATGCACGAACATACGGCTATTGATATTGTCACGGTTGCCGGACACCTGGAGTCTGTTGGAAAATTAGCAGAAATAGGCGGGGATAATTATTTGATCGAGTTGGTAAGCGGTACTCCCACGGCGATGCACGCGGAAGCCTACGCAAAAGACGTTGCACAATTTGCGGATCGTAGGCGCGCCTTACTTGCAGCGAACGAACTGGCAAAAGCCGCTTATGACACAGAGAATGGAATAGATGAATTTATTCCAAAGTACATCACGAACCTTTTAGCATTGATAAAAACAAAAAATAAAACTACTCACATTAAATCTATTTTATCTGAGTTGTACGATGATATTCAATCAAGGTATGAAAACCCACAAGATATTTATGGAATTCCGACCGGGATAAATGGAATAGATGCCATAACAGGCGGGATGCAAAAAGGGGAAGTGTTCTTACTTTCAGGCGAGCCGGGGGCGGGCAAGTCTTTATTGGCAATGCAGATTGCTTTTCACATGGCAAAGAGTGAACACCCGGGGGTTATTTATGAACTTGAAATGTCAGGTCTCATGACATTACGCAGGTCATTATCTGTTGAGTCTAGCGTGGCTGTAAGAGCTATGAAAACAGGAAGAATGGGTGAGGGTGAATGGTTTCAGGTTAACCAGGCTATACAGAGAATGGAAAGTTACCCGGTTTATTTTTCAAGTTCTACCTCATGGACTACTGCCGGACTAAGAGCGGATCTTGTCAGACTAAAACAACTCAATAAAATCGAGTGGTTCGTGGTAGATTATTTGAGACTTATCAAGGATCGATTTGAAGGCAAAGAGCCTGAGAGAATAGGCTATCTTTTGAGTAACATCCATGACATTTGTAAAGACCTTGAATTATCAGGGCTTGTTATTCAAAGCATGACAAAAGAGGGGATGAAGGAAGGTGGCATGACTGGAGTTTATGGTGGTTCGGAAATGTCACACGCTGCGGATATTATCGCAGTTCTAACGAAAACAGAAGAAAAGACACTCGATAGTGCTGAAAAGGTAAAACTGAAATTTGAGAAATTCAGGGAGTCTGATTGTGACACTAACTTGGTTCAACTTATTAAGAAGCCCGGATTCCCGGCGTTCGGTGAGTTGGCTAAAAGTAGTTACTCAAAGTAACCCTACAATAGGATTGGAGAGATAGAATGACACATTTAGACAAAGATGTTATTAAGCGTGAAACTTTCCCGGCCATGGTTGATGCTTACGATACGGCATGCAGTGAAATAGACAAAGCGTTTGAGTTATTAGATACTGCAAAAATAAGACTTCAATCAGCGTTTGGTCAAGGACACACATTTAATGTCATTGACGAACTTAGATACCACAGCAATACGCCAGAAGGTATAAAAAAGAACATCAAAAAACACGCGTGGCAAGCGTTTTTAGATAGATTAGAAGTCAAGAAGTTTATGTCGATAAAAGACTTAGATAAACTTGAAAAGTCTTTTGAGGATGTAAATAATATTCCTGAAATAACAATTGATAACCTTGTTGAAATTCAAACAGGACTTATGAATACCGCGCCTGATTACGCGCGAACCATGGCGATTGAGGCGTACGATATTCTTTTACCTGGCGCATCGGATCACAATCATTTCAAAACAAATGATAAATACGCGCGCGGTAAACTAGGCGAAAAGATAATTTTGTCATGGTATTTGGATCACGGTTATGGAAACAATTATCACGTGAGTTATTACAACGAAAAAAAATTAATGTGTATTGACAAAGTATTTCACGCGCTTGACGGTCAAGGTATTCCGAAGGGATATAACACACCTTTGATTAACGCGATAAACGGAACGCCTCACAATTTAGGCCATGGTGAAACCGATTACTTCAAATTCAAATGCTATCAAAACAATAACTTACACCTGCAATTTAAGCGGATGGATTTAGTAAAAAGACTCAATCAGATTGCAGGCGACAGATCAAGAGTAGGGTGATATTTACGCCATTTTTACGCGGAATTAATAGACATTTGACCTGTAACCGTGTACTATAAACACATGGAGGTAACGAGATGAAAAAACAGGATAGAGAATATTGGGACAACATGTTACTTGATGAGGACGTGCGGAAGTTTGCAAAAGATAATCCGTCATTGGTCCTGTCGGCTATTGAAAATTTACAATCACTTTTGACAACCGGCGCGATGGGTTTTATTCCGTGGATGGCTGGTTTATTCTCACAAATATACAATCCAGTTGCTAATAACGAGGACAATAAGAAGCGCTATCAACTTGCGATTGATATTCTTGAAAGCGTGAAATAATGCGCTACCTATCCCTTGATATTGCCTTACTCATAATAGCTATTGTGTTTGTTGGAAGTTGTACATTCAATTATTTTAGGAGGAAGAAATGAGAGTACAGATTACGGATATTCACCCAAAAAGTATATGGGGAAAAGAAATTATTAATAAAGTGTTTGAAATAAAAAATAGACCAACAAAATATATTAATGACTGGTTTTTTATAAAACCAAATGATGAATCGTTTGAAAATAACTATGTTTTATGTAAATACATCGAAGTACCAGAACCATCCGCTATGAGTGAGTTAGGAAAGTGGATCGATGAAGCAAAAAACGCAGGGCTTGACGTGTCAACCTATAAATACGATTTCAATACCCCAAAGAAGTTGTCGTGGATTCAAAAGATACGCGGATATGATGACATGCGGGCGCGTTGCAATTCAGCAGAAGCTATGCGAGATTACTACAAAGAATCACTCGACTCATGGGAATCAGTTGCGATCTCAAAAGCGCGAGAGTTAGAACTCATGGAAAAGGTTGCGGATAACTGGCAAGCGAAGTTAGTTGAGGCGAACAGACGTAACGATAATTTACAGATTGCCGCGGGCGTTTTCACAAAAGAGTTAAATAGATATGGTCGCCGTCTAAAATTCAGCGTAGGACATAACCATATAACGATCACAATTGGAAACCCTGTAACGTTATGCGAGAACTTCATTTCAAACAACGGAAAACTTGAATGGTCAATTTCCAGGTGCTCTCGCAAGGATGTTTACGACTGGAAACAAGGCGTTATTCATGCGGTTGACAATTACTGCGATGAACATAAATCAGCAGAAAAGTTACGACGCGACCTACGCAAAGCACTCGCAAAGAAATATCCAGAGGTGTTTGATGTTCACTCCTAAAGTAATTATGTCATCAAAAGAATTGCCTGAAGGTTGGTTCGCTTTCACCAATGTGAAAACATTTGATGGGGTAGCATTATTTATTGATGAATTTAAAATAAAACACGGTGAACCTGTTGAGGGATATGTGTGGAAAGTGTCTGAAGGATTCATTCATGTTTATTTACGCAACGAGAGGATTGAGAAATGAAATCACTCATTCTACGCACACCAGAAATAACACAGTTGTCATGGAACACTTATAAGAAAGTAGGGTGATGATGATACTACCAGAAGAAATTGCAGCGATAAGGCGACATTATTCTGACCATGACACAAAATTCTTATTTCTTTTAGCGGATCTTGATGACGCGCCAAGTCGCATTTTATCGCTACTTGACGAAATAGACCGCCTCCAATCTGCATTGACCACAGCGCAGGAAGAAATGAATCATCTTTTGGATTGTTACGCAGAATATGAGACTATCTGCGAAAAAGGCGAGTTGAAAGCAAGCGTATTGAATCTACTCAAAGAACGAGACACGGCGCAGGAAGAAAACAAGAAATTGTTATCCGCGTTGATTTCAATGTGTGAACAGTATATCCAAAACGAAGATGGAACATTATTTCACATGTTCATGTCTGCCGGCGAAGAAGCCACTGAATTATTAGAGGACATGGGTTATTTGACCTGCGACAACCGCGAAAATTATTCATGGACTGACAAGCGTCAATCCGCCTTGAATGGAGGGAAGAATGGCAACTAACGAATTACACCTTACGGTTGATTTTCAGAATGTCGAATTAGTCAAACAGAAGTTTATCGAACTCCAATCCACCATCACCGGCAAAGACGCTGAAATCTTGCGGCTGCAAAACAGATTACTTGTTGCCACACACTCAAAAAACGCAGACGAGTTTGACTGGAATACCCTCGATGAAATTCACAAGTTGCGCTCCCTACTGAAAGAGGTCAAAACAGATTCAACTTATTGGTACAAAAAATATTTTCTTATTCCCGGTTCTCACGAAAATATAACCATGATTATAGATGCGGTTGCTACAAGGCATTTAGTCCTCATGGAAAAACTCAAACAGGAGGGGGTAGAGTGAGTAAAATTGACCGCTACAAAAAGAAACACAAGAATGACCCGAAGCCGGTAAAACGTGTGTTGCCTGAACTTGGTGATCATATCAATATTGATGGCGTAAGCGGGGTATGTGTTGAAGTGAACAAACAGCAAAAATATGCAAAGATACTTTGCCTTGATGGTGTGAAAAGGATTGTAGTATGACCGTCTCAAACGAAGTAGACAAACTGCCACCGGCTCTCAGTGAACTCGAGGAAACTTTTGTGCTTCAGTTATTAGAAGCCGGAATCTCAGACTACGAAAGGGAGTACAAATTTGACGAAAACAGAGACTGGCGGATCGATTTCTATTTTCGTAAAGCAGCTTTATTCGTTGAATGGAACGGCGGCACCTGGATGAAGAAATCAGGGCACAATACCGCTAAAGGGATTCAACGTGATTACGAGAAATCGAACGCCGCTCAACTTGCCGGATTCACGTACCTTCAATTCACCGAAAAGGAATTGGATAACAGGGTTGCTATTGAGACGGTCAAGAAACTATTAGAGTCTAAATGACCTACGCAGACGTTGAAACTATTTTCTTTACGGCGTTCATTTTATTCATGTTAGTTTGGTGTATTGTGAGGTGATATGACATTCAACGAGATAATAATTACGATTATTATATTTGCGATTATCGTAGTGGTGTCTCTATTTGCGCTTGGACTATGTAAGGCGGCGGGATCTGATTGCACCTACTCCGACCCAGACAAGAGGATAGGACACGACGGTGATGAACCGGAATGGAAGGATGAATGATAAAAGAAATGACAAGAGACTGGAATTATGCGAGGATAACTCAGATACGCAAACTCAAAAATAAAGTATCGATCAAAGAGTTAAATCGCAGGTTTGGTCAATCGCTGGTTGACCGGGCGTTGAACACTAAGGTTATGATTTACTGAGGAGCCGCCTATGAAGTGATATAATGTATTCATTGAGTAACGCTACAATTCAGACGGTGACAAAACGTCACCAACTTAAGGAGGATTATGGACACAGATGAACAGATTGAACAAATGTTACCGGTTGTAAGACAGTTTGCTGTTGATGATTTACCAAGACGAACACTTTATTTCTATGACAAAGACGTAAACGATGTAGCAACTACTCCATTATCGGCTAATCGTTGTATCAAGGTAACAATCGAATATTCGGATTTACCAGAAAAGGAGAATGAATAAATGTGGCTTGATTTGCTTTCAGCGTTTGGACAGAAGTTCTTAGAGGCCGTGCTGCCTGTTTTATTTACGGCATTAACCGGTCTTGTAATCGCATGGATTACGAAGGTCGTCAACGAGATCAAAGCAAAGATCAACGATGAAGCAGAATGGGCTATCAACCAAGCCGTAAACGCGGCCATTTATGCAGCCGAACAGCAAAACCTGGTTGGTAACATTCAGGATAAAAAATCATTTGCTCTCGATATCGCTACTGAGTGGCTTGCACAAAAGGGTATCAAGATTGACCTTGCGAAGCTCGACGTGTTGATCGAAGCCGCGGTAATGCAAGAGTTTAATCGAGATAGAACCATCTCAAAAGTTGCTAAGACTAAATAGTTGTAATCCAGGGAGAACGTGCTATACTAAAAGAGATCATAAGGTCTAACACGTTTCATTTCTCCCTCCTGCGACTCCCGCCTTTCATGGTGGGAGTTTGCTGTTTAGGTGTATAATAATCTCATAGATAGATTGAGAGGATGAGAGATGGATGATAAATGGATTTGCTTAAATTGTAATAAGGTGTTTTATGCTGGCGAGTCTTACGCAAAATGTTGCGGAAATATTGAGAGATTTGATCCAGTAAAACACATACAGTTGTTAGAAGGAAAGTCTAACGCATGGATTGACGTTTGGAATAAATGGAAAGATAATGATAGGCTAAAAGAAATTAGTCAAGACATGATGAACGATGGTTGTTTTGGATCATCTCACCATTTGAACGCTTTTATTGAGAGTTTGTTGGATGTCCGACATAATTGGAGTGGTATGAGTGAACCGATCAAAGCGGTTGAAGTGATATTTGAGATTGTAGAAGTAAAAACGATGGTAGATAATTCAACTAAAGTTGTAATGAACATTCCAGAACAATGCAAAAAACAGGCAACCGAAATATTCAAACATGCGCGAGAGATGGCAAAAGCAGTTATTCAATTTATGGATGAAACATAACCAATTATGGACGAAAAAGAACTGAAAAAGCAATTAACCGAACTAAAAAGCACTCCTGATAAACTTTCACTTGTCAGGGGGTTAATTGACTGCCAATTCAACAAAACAGAGGCGCTAAAGAAAATAGGCAAGTCTAAGAGTTGGTTATATTCTATTCCAGAGGACGAATTAGAAGAACTAATAGAGATTGCAAAAGAATATAACTTCGCTATCGAAATGCGGACGATGGATATTATCAAGAACGCCGTAACCCATGCAGCCGAAGTGCAAGTTAAGTTACTTGATTCAAGGGATGATAGGGTAAAACAAGCTGCGTCTATCCAGGTGCTTGATAGGGTCATTGGTAAGGCAACCGACAAACTAGACGTAACCAGCGGCGGCGAAAAGATTATAGTTACTTTGAGAGAAGATAATGATTAGTGGAATTTATGCTATTGAAAACAAAATGAATGGGGATTGTTATATTGGATCATCAAAAAATATAACAGAGCGTTTTGCAACGCATAAGAGATTACTAAAAACAAATAAGCATCATAGCGCACACTTACAAAACGCTTGGAATTACTACAATCAAAAAGATTTTGAATTTAAAACGCTAATTATTTGTGATATTGATAATTTGTTATATTACGAGCAAAGATGTATTGATAATTTGAATCATGAATATAATATAAGCCTTGTAGCCGGAAAAGTAGATATGACTGATAGCGTAAGAAATAAAATATCAACAGCCAACAAGGGTAAAAAGAGAACGGAAGACTTGAAATTAAAATTGTCTCAATCTAGAAAAGGCGTAAAGTTTTCGGAAGAACATAAACGGAAAATGTCAGAATCTTTAAAAATAAGAATGAGTTCAGAAGAAGAAAAAGAAAAGGTTAGACAAAGAAATAGGTCTCGTGTCTGGACTGATGAAGCAAAAAGAAATATGTCTGAAATAAATACCGGTAAAACCATTGATAAAGAAACGAGAGACAAAATAAGTAATTCTTTACTTGGTAGAGTTTTTAGTGATGAATCAAAAGCTAAAATGTCTTTAGCTCAAACCGGAAACCAAAAAGCAAAAGGATTTAAAAACGCTCTTGGTTATAGTCACACAGAAGAAACTAAACATAGAATTTCAAATTCTTTGAAGGGGAATTGTAACGCAAGAAAGAAAGATAATGGTACAAGTTGAAATAAACAAGAATATTTTCAACGATGCTTATTATCCCTATCTTAGAGATACTACACCGTTTGCCATTTTTTATGGCGGCAGCAGCTCAGGAAAATCAGTATTCCTTGCACAGCGGTGCGTATTCGATTTATTGAACGGCGGTAGAAATTATTTAGTAGCGCGTGAGGTTGCAAGGTCGGTTAGGGGTTCAGTAGCACAAGAGATCAACAAAGTTATAACCGATTGGGGTGTGCAATCGCTATTCAAGGTAAATAAAACGGACGGGACGATTACCTGTCATAATGGGTATCAATGCGTATTCACCGGCCTGGACGATGTAGAAAAATTGAAGAGCATAACACCCGCTAAAGGTGTTTTTACTGACTTATGGATAGAAGAGGCCACCGAAGCGGACGAAATGAGCGTAGGGCTTCTTATAAAGCGTCAAAGGGGTGGTAGTGATGAAACAAAAAAAAGGGTAACGCTATCATTTAACCCTATTCTAAAAACGCATTGGATTTATAAAAATCATTTTATGTGTATAAAATGGTCAGACGATCAAAAAGAATACCATGATGAAAACATATCAATTCTAAAGACAACCTACAAAGACAATAAATTCCTAACTAAACAAGATGTTTATAGGCTTGAACACGAAACAGACGAATACCTTTACAACGTTTATACTCTAGGTAATTGGGGCGTCCTGGGTGATGTAATATTCAGGAACGTGCACATAGTTGATCTAAACGATGAAACGAGTGAGTATTACCTACCAGAAGCGCAAAGGACTAATAGACGTTATGGATTAGACTTTGGTTTTTCATCCGACCCGGCTGCTCTTGTATGTATTCACTTGGATAAAATGCGCAAAAGGATTTACATATTCGATGAATTTTATGAGAGGGGATTAACTAATCAATTACTTGCCGGGTATTTGAAGCCGTTTATATCTAACAATTATGTTACGTGCGATTCATCCGAACCTAAAAGTATTCAAGAGTTACAGACTGAAAGTATATCAGCGCGTGGTGCTAAAAAAGGAAAGGATTCTGTTAATTTTGGTGTACAATGGTTACAGGGTTATGAAATTATAATTAGCTCTAATTGTATCAATGCAAAAAGAGAGTTTACCACCTACCATTGGAAGAAAAACAAAGACGGTGACTCAATGCGTATTCCAGTAGACAAAGACAATCATCTTATTGACGCGGCTAGATATGCTTTAGAGGATGATATGGAAGATTCTTGGTTAATCAGCTAGGGAGCATAATATGGAAATAGAACTGCAAGAAATCAAGGGCGACAAAAACTTAAAGGGAATTAATCTTGAATACTGGGGTGGCTTAGAGGGATTTCTTAACGCTACGTCTGACGGTTCGGGTGGGTCAACGTCTGCACAAATGTTAAAGAGGGTTGTTCCCTGGCTGGCAAAAGCCACCACCATGACGGCTAATGCCGTTAGTGATTTACCTTTTGATATACTTGACGAAAACCAAAAAGTAATAGATTCGTCTACTGACTGGAAAAACAAAATAGGTGGGCTTCCTAATCCAGGGACTTTATTCTATTTGTTGGCTTCTTCTTTGTGTTTGGGTAAGGCGTACGCCGCCGTAAAACGAACAAAAAAGATTCTGGTAGATATTCAATATTTCGCGCCGCACACCATTACACCGTTTATTAACGCTAACGGATTACAGCACTTCGATAGGGCAACCGATACAGGCAAGGCTGAAAAATACTTCCCCTATGACAAGGAAACAGATCCAATATTATTGTATTTCTGGTTGCCAGACTCTGATATAGAATTAGGTCCTGCAAAGAGTTATCCTGCCGGAACTGCTTTATTGTCGTGTAAACTTTTATTTAGCATGGATGGGTCGTTACAAACAAACGCTGATAGAGGATTTATACCGCCTACGATTCTAAGCGCAAAGGGTATGCCGAGTGAACCAGAACGGCAAAAAACAGAATCATGGTTCAACCGATTCTTGAAAGGATTCACAAAAGAGCCTGCCAAAATTATTAACGCTGAGGCAATGTCTATCAACAAACTTGGTGGCGGGATGGATGAACTAAAAGGAATTTACGGTGAAATAAATAAACAAGCTATTGAAAATATCGGTACGGCGTTTGGTATTCCGGCTGCTTTATTCATGTCTGATATGGCGTTTGCTTCTGAGGTGAATCCATTAATCAAGGTGTGGTACACGACCTCACAATTCAAGTTAATCTATCAAACGATTGAGACAACTTTCAGCGAACAACTGTTAAATAGTTTTGGGCTTAAGTTGAAATTCAAACCTGAGACGTTAGACGCTTTTAAGGATGACCAACTAAATAATGCGCAGGCGTTCGGGGCATATTGTGACCAAGGTATTAAACCATCGATATCCGCTGTAATGGCTGGGTTGAAATTGCCAGACGGTATCAAACCTGAAGACTTAGACCCGGAAGAAAAGGAACTTGTTCAACCGGTTATCGAGAAGCCAGTAGAAAAACCTGAAGTAGAAGAACCGAAGTCATTAACGACTAAGCAGATCAAAGAACTTGCATTATGGAATCAGATTGCAACTAGGTGCTTCAAAAAAAATAAAGGAAAAGCGATTGATTTTGAGTGTAAGGATTTATCAAACGAAATGGCATCCGAAATCAGGACGAAGTTACAACAAGCTAAAAGCCTTAGTGATATATCGAAGTCTTTTGAGTTTGGTGAGACAAAACACTCGGAGTATGAAGGGCTAAAAGAATTAGCGGATGCTATCAATAATGCTGTCAAATAAAGTATTGTTTGATTTATGCGATAAAATACCTGTCTTGTGGCGGATGGTTAACGTCAAGACTTTAGAGATGTTTGACCGTCAATTGTGGTCATACTCTTTGGAGTTCTTTAGGGGCGAAATATCAGACGGTGAGTTTGAACAACTATTTATAGACGCTATCGAGAATCAACTTACAAGAGCCTGGAATGAGGGCGCGGATGAAGTGGGTGTATCGGTTGAGGATATGACCGAAGAGGATCTCGGTATCTTACAAGGACTCATAACGGACGAAATAGGCTATCTAACGGGTCTGGGTGTTGATATAATTGATGCTAAAGAATCAACCGTAGGAATGACTGATAGCGAGGCTTTAGATGCGTTTAGAACATCGTTTAGATCACGCATTGATGTTTGGGCTTCTAAGTATGGTGAAATGGTAAACAGGGCTAAGATCCATTTTGGTGGTAAGACTCGCTTAGTGTGGCGTTTAGGGGCTACTGAGGAGCATTGTACAACATGCAGCGCGTTGAATGGTATCGTAGCTTATGCTTATGAATGGGATCAATCAGGAATAACGCCTGGTGAATCAGGTTCTGAAATATTAGAGTGTCGCGGGTATCATTGTGATTGTAGCTTGGAAGAAACGGACGAACGCAGATCACCTAACGCTTTTCAAAGACTATTGGATATTGCAACCTCTGGTAATGTATAATGCCTAACCCATTAATCGGCATAGATATTCAAGGAATACCAACTCTTCAGAATAGGCTGAGTAAGTTGCCTAAAGAAGCGCGTGATGCCGGGGTAGAAGCTGCCAACGAGTACATAGTAAATGTCATGAAAGTAGAACCACCTACGCCTACTAGACCTTTTGTGTGGTCAAGCGATAAACAACGTAGATATGTAATGATGAAAATTAGCAAGGGCGAGTGGACTGGCAGGACTCAACAGCTTAGGAATGGTTGGAAAGTCGTAGGAAAAGGATATAACCAGATAGCGGTTAACGAGGTTCCTCATGCTGAATTTGTGCAAGGGGATAACCAGATTATTGGACACAAGTCTAATAACTGGAAAACAATTTCTGACAACTTGCGCGAAAAAGGTAAAGAGATTCTAAAGAAGTTTGACGGTGGAGTTAAGAAGGCGCTGAAGAAGTTGAAGCTGAATTGATGTATAATTGAGTTGTTCAAGGAGAGATTGAATGAAAAAACAACGTGTACGTGTTTTTTTTAAAAAGAACAAAAACATAATAAAAAAATCTAACAAAGATAGATGTAAAAAATGTGAGTTTCATGTATACGATGTTGATCGTACCGCGTGTATAGAGTGTGTAAAAGACCATCTAATCAATAGGAGTGAGGGATGAGATGTTGCCCGGTATGCAGTTCAAATAGACATATTCTATTGTGGCGGTCTGATTTTGTGGTACCCGACGGATGGAAACGACCTGGTTATATTGACTGGTTTAAGTGTAATTGTGGCATGATTTACGGTGACAATCCAACGATCACACAAAAAGATTATGACTGGTATTACACTGAAAAATACGGCTACGGGGTTAATGATTCTCAAAATCAAAAGAGACTGTCAGATAGAGCGGAATATATTTGTAATATTCCTAATATCTCAAACGTCATAGACTTTGGCGGTGGTGAAGGTGGGCTATCTGAGTTTATTGATAACAGATTGGAATACCCGTCAATAAAGGTATTCAATATTGGCTGCGGTGACGAAATGCCGTCTGGAGTGGATCTTGTTATAGCCGAACACGTATTAGAGCATATTTACGACATGGACGACGCCATGAGTAAAATAACAGCATCCCTGAAGTGCTCGGGGTATTTAATCGTTGATATTCCAGATGCGGGGATGTTGGCAGTCGAAAAACCTATTGAGATGCCAATTCTTGATTTTAGCCAGGTACATATTAATCATTTTAGAGTGATCGATTTACTAAGACTAATGGATCGATACGGATTTGAATTGCAGGAAACAAAAGAATATCACGAGCGGCACGGCGGATGCAGGATGTATGTTTTTATAAAAGACCAAACGATTGTAGGCCGTGCTTCAGAAGTTTATGTCAGTAGGAATATTGCAGAACGCTGCGAAAAGATCAAACAACTAGGAGATCAACCAGTGTGTATTTGGGGGTGTGGCGATATTGCCATGTTGACACTTGCAAAACAGTTTCCAAATGTAAGATACTTTGTTGACTCAGACCCTGTATATCGAGGGGAGCATATTAACGGTATTCCTGTTTACGATGTTCCTATTGATGATTTGCCTATCGTTGTAATTGCACAATCTCAAAAGAATGGAATATTGGATAATATCAAAAGACTTGGATTGACTAATGAGGTAATTGTAATTTGAGACTCGCTGATTACATCTTTGAATATTTACACGAACACGTAAAACACGCCTTCATGCTGGTAGGCGGCGGATCGATGTTTTTGAATGATGCTATCGGAAAGTCAAAGATAGCATACACGTGCGCATTACACGAGCAAGGCGCTGGTTACATGGCTTTAGGGTATGCACAAGTCAAGAACCAATTAGGTTTATGCGTTGTCACGACGGGTCCTGGTGCTACAAATGCGATTACTCCATGTTTGGCTGCATGGATGGATAGCGTTCCTGTTTTATTCATCTCTGGGCAAGTACAAACTAAATACCTTATTGGTGATAGCGGGCTAAGATACAAAGGAACACAAGAGGTTGATATTGTCTCAATAGTTGAACACATTACAAAATACTCAGTCACCGTAAAGGATCCAACAAAGATAAAAGAGATATTAGATACGGCTATCAATGCGGCAACGACCGGACGCAAAGGGCCTGTTTGGATTGACATACCTCTTGATATTCAGAGTGCTGAATTATGAACAAACCAGTTATTTTAGCAGGTTACGGTGTTATATCTTCAAACGCAGAAAATGAATTTTACGAGTTGATTGAATCGTTTAGCGTTCCTGTATTGTTAACGTGGAAGTCTATTGGATTATTAGCAGATGACCATAAGTTATATTGTGGAAGACCGGGAGCGATTGGTCAGACAGCAGCAAACAAGATCACTGGAATGTGTGATTTGATTGTCGTTTTAGGCGCACAAATGAACCTCGACCAGGTAGCGTATAATCTAAGTGACTTTGCAAAACAAGCAGTCAAGATCGTAGTAGACATTGACAAGGCGGAACTCAATAAGTTTGATGACTCATGGGTCAAGATTCACGCCGACATAAAAGAGTTTTTGTGCGCGCTGAAAATCGGAGGGGATTACGGTCAATGGGTTAGTGATTGTAAAGAGATGCAAAAAGAGAATAAATGGTAAATAATTATCGACTTGTTGAAACACTATCCGACCTATGCACCAAAGATGACATTATATCACCCGGAATGTCTGGTAATGGAGTTTGTCATTTATTCCAGGCATGGAAGGTCAAGTTTGGGCAGCGGTTCACGTTTGCCGGTGCTTTGGGCGCTATGGGGTCAGAGCCTATAGCTATCGGGGCGTGTATCGCAACTGGTAAAAGAACGATATGCTTAACCGGTGACGGTGGCTTCCAGATGAACGTACAAGAGTTGGAAGTTGTCAAAAGAGAAAAGTTGCCTATCAAGTTTTTTGTCATAAATAACGGCGGTTATGGATCCATTGTCAATACTCAGAATAAGTATTTTGAAGGTAGGTACGTTGGATGTAAACAACCTGATTTGACGTTACCGTCATTGAAGAAAATAGCGGATGTTTACGATTTGAAGTATTATATTATCAAAGAGGATAATGAGTTACAATCAATCTGTAAACAAGCGTTATCTGGCAATGAACCGTGTTTGGTTGAGGTAATTGAGAGCGTGGATCAAGAAACAGTTATGAGGGTACAAACAAAGATGGTTGATGGTAAGCCGGTTAGTTCAAAATTCGAGGAGGTTTAAATGGGTAGACCAAAGAAAAACAAAGTTACACAATTTATTGATGATGTGTTTACTCCAAAAAAAGAAATGGAAAACACTGTTGAACTTGAAACAGAGTTTGGCAATATCGGAGTGGAGACCACAGGTAAAAGCAACGTGTCTCACATATTGAATACAATACTGGACGAATCATCAAACGCGAAATATTCTATTCTTGATTACAAAGATATTAACTTGTTGGTAACAATGGTAATCAAGTCGATCAACAATGGTCATAGATGTTTGGGCGGTATCTGTATTCACGACATCCGCAACCAGCTAACTAACGAATACGAACCGCACTTCTATCAGGCTATGGAAAAGGTTGACAAATAAATAAAAACTTGTGTTATACTATTTATAACTAAATAGATCAATTCGTTGTAATTGATTAAAGCCGCGATTCGTTGAATCGGCTATCTTGACTGGAAACGGTCAAGGTGGTCGATTTTTTTGTTTTACTGAGGTGCTTATGGATAACGAAAAGGTTGGAATGCGTAATAGTAGAACAGATCAAAAAAGGCTGCAAATGATACATGATTTCGCTGTTGAAAACGGCGCAAAGTGTGCAGATGGTAAGGCTCTCTCAATGGAAATGACCGTAAGAGAAATACATAATCAAATTTATAAACTTATTAATCCAAACCCTACAATGAACGATTCTAATAAATGGATTGAAGAAATATTTGATGACTATGTAATCGTTCACGAAGGCGAAAAATACTATAAGTATACGTGGTCTTGGGTAAATGGAAAAATTGCACTAGGGCAACCGGTAGAGGCTAAAAAAGACTGGGAGGCTGTTGAAAAGTCTTTATATTTTGGTAATCATCTGAAATCAATTTCAAAAACAAACGATGAATTGACGGTAGGTAATTACATCGTTTTATTTGGCGGTCGTGATTTAACGGGTGTTGCTTACGGTAAAAATAAAGACGGTTCAAGCGGTGAGTTTTTCTCTGAAAAGACCATGCTTGAAAGTGACTATACAAAATCAGGATTACTTCACGTTGATTTTGAACACGGGCTCGACCCTGACAATGTGGGAATTGGTAAGGACGATGTTTTAGGTAGGGTTGATTGGTCTAGCGCAAAAGCAGACGCTAGGGGTATTTTTGTAAAGAGAATTTTGAACCGTAGAAATAAATTTGTAAAGTGGTTAGAGCCTTTGATTGAGGAAGGTTTAATTAGTAATTCAAGCGAGTGCATTCCAGAACAAATGCAAAAAGCAAATAATGGCGAAATTATCAATTGGCCTTTACGCCGCGATACTTTAACTGTAACGCCAATGGAACCCCGTATGCTTTCGGCTAATGCGCTTACTGCATTAAAAGCGTTGTCAGATGAATTTCCAGAATATAAATCGTTGCTAACATCCGATCAGGCGGCGTTGCCGATTGAGGATGATACAAACAAAACTAAACAAGGAGTAATAAAAATGTCAGATCAAACAGTAGATATTGCAAAAGAAGTTGCCGCCGCCGTTAAATCTATTCGGGACGCGGAACTTGCAGAGTTGGCTACTAAGGCCGCACAGCAAAAAGCGATTGACGAAGCAAAAGCTGAAGGGGCAAAAGAAGCCGTTGAAGAGCTTAAGAAAAAAGGTGCTCTGAAAGCTAGTGAGTATCACACGACCGACAAGACTAGCGATTCAGATGATGGTGTTGGTGCTTTTAAGTCGTGGATGCAGACCGGTCAAGTCAACCGTGAATTGATCGAACCTGATTCGTCATATCTTAACATTAAAACTTCTGGCGTTTTCAATGTGACAACTGGCGCCGAAGGTGGATATATGGTTCCGGATCCTCTTTACGATAAAATTATTGCTAAACGTGATCTGGCTTCATGGGTGCGTCAGGCGCCTTGTCAATATTTCACCACCGACTCAGATCATCTTTTGATTCCTTACGAGGATACCCGGCATGCAGATTTTGTTTCAACGGCAGAAAAGGCAACTTATGCCAACGATACAACCGGCAATGTTGGTCAGTTGAATTTAGCATTAACAAAGTACACCAAAGAGATCAAAGCAACTGAAGAGTTCTTGAGTGCAAAGAATAGCAATTGGGAATCTTGGATGGCCGGCGTTCTTGGTCGTGCTGCTGCGCGTACTGAAAACACAGTGGCTACCGCTGCCATTGTTGCAGGTGCGACCGCTGGTACTGCCTTTGGCACCACCGCCGTTATTACTGCCGCTGAACTTTCACGCTGTATTGGTGAGTTGAGCAATGGATATGCGGTAACCGGTGAGGCTGGATTCCTTATGAAAAACGGAGTCAAGTGGTACTGCAAGGGTATTTCTGGAAACAACTTCTCGTTTATCAATACCCCTATGGGTGGCGATTTCTTTGGCTTCCCTTGCTATGTGAGTGATAGCATGGCTGAGAACACCACTGGCTTGACCCCTGTTATCTTTGCTAACTACCAATACTTTGCTGTTTTGGAAAAACCAGGTATGTTGGTGCAACGTAATCCATACTTACACATGGATATTGGCGAGGTTTCAATCTTTGCTAATATCTATCGGGCATATGACGTTTTACAGGCCGAAGCAATCCGCAAGTACAACTCAGTTTCATAATCTAAATTAGTCTGGAGGGTGTAAAAGCCCTCCAGATAGGAGTATAAAAATGGCAGATAATAAAAAGTTTTCAGAGTACAAAGCCGCTGTAAATGCCGTTAGTCCGGTTACAACTAACGGCGCTCTTACGGGCGTAAAGATCAATGCCACTGGAGCCGATAGGGTTGCGTTCGTTTTCTCTTTTGGCATTCCTCTCGATGATGCCGCCGTTTCGTCTGGTTTGGGTATCTGGAAGGCGTCTACATCTGGAGCCGCTTACACTCGCGCCGGTGCATCGTTTGGTGCTTTAACTTCTGGAGCGATTAACGGCAAGACCGCCGTTTTGGATGTGAACGTTGACAGAGCAAAACCATGGCTATTAGTTTCCGGCCAAATGGATTCTAGTAATTGCCCGTTATCTTGTGTGGCTATTATAGATAACTATGACAACCGGCCTCCGACTTCGTTATCAGCGGTAATTACAGCCAATGACTAAAGTTACGCTATGGGTACCAGCGGCGGAGAGCCCCCGCTGGCCTTGCGTAGAATCATGGCTCAACATGCGCGCCCCTGACAACTGTAATATGAAGTTTGTCAGGAGCGGGGCAAACAACGTGAAATATTCATGGAATAAGGTAGTTAAAGACTTCTTAGATTCTGATTCTGACTATCTTTTCAGTTGTCATAATGATGTTGTGTTTTTACCTGAAACATTACCACGGTTAATGTCTTGGAATAAACCAATAGTATCTGCGCTTGTATTTCACCGGCAAAGCCCGCAACTTCCTCATATCTGGAGAGGTGATGTGCCAGGTCAAAGACCTTACGGTCAAAAGATACTACAAACAAGACAATGGTTCATTGAACATCTAAAAGACATACAACCTGGCCCGCACATTATCGAACCTCAAACAGAGGATGCTTTAGTAGAGGTTGATTTCACGTCAACATCATGTTTGTTAGTGCATCGTTCGGTATTTGAAAAAATGCGCGAAGAGGTTAAAGATTTATGGTTTGTTTGGGACGACGATTACGGTGGTGGCGGCGAGGATCGTAACTTCTTTGAACACGCCAGGCTTGCAGGATTCACTCCGTATGTAGATCGATCGGTAATCGCAGGACACATAATTGGTGACGTTCCTACTGGATCGATGGATTTTATGATGTGGACACAATCCGCAACATTTAAAGGATTAGGCGAAGAGGACGCATGACAACAATTACAAACGGTTACGCAACTTCTGCTGAGTTCTTTGCTTATACATCACCAAAGACAAGTACCGGTGCATTAACTACGGCACAGGTTACCGTGGTAGAAAACATCATTGAGTCTGCGAGTAGATTGATTGACAACCAGACAAGAAAAACGTTCTACGCAAGAGCGGCTACTAATAAGTATGACGTGCCCTATGGAAATCAACTAGACATAGAAGATGATTGGCTTTTATCTGTTGGAAAAATAACCAACGGTGACGGTGTAGAAGTTACTTCAGGTGATTATCTTTTGAAACCCGCTAACACAACGCCTAAATACGCGGTCAAGTTAAAAGAAGCCAGCACGGTTCAATGGGAGTTTGATGTTTCCGGAAATAGCGAACAAGTATTATCAATTTCTGGTTCCTGGGGTTATACGTCATCTGCTCCTATGGATATTAAAGAGGCTTGTCTTGAAATTGCAAGCGCCTGGTACAAGAGGCGGTTTGGTGAAAACATGTCCAGTGAGACCGTTGTAGAACCTTCAGGAATTGTCATAACACCTAAAGATATTCCGGTATCTGCAAGGTCTATTCTAAATAAGTATGCGAGCCTAATATGACGTTTTCTTCAACATCCGTTGCAACTGGAATTGCAGCACTCTCTATTTCTGGAGTGACAATATATGATTTAACGGGAATTCCAGAAGCGGGAGATACATTAAGCGATGCTATTTTATTCCCTTCCCCGGATGGATGGATAACGGGCGGTAATGCCGACCCATCGGACGGCCCCGCTACGTTTGGCACTGCTTCTACAAGATTATGGATATTTTCAAGGACTTATAAGTATATCTATTTGCATTGTGCCGTGGGAGCAGGAACATTGTCAGATATTTACAGCGGCATGAGTACAAAGGCCGATGCTATCCAAAAAGCATTTACAACTCTCGATTTAACTGATTTGGATGTAGAAAACGTATCAATTGGTGAGTTTGGTGCAATACAAGATCCGTCTGGAAATTACTTTCACGGATTTACAGTAAGTGTCACAATGCGGGAAAGGTTAAATAATGAGTAAATTTTCCGGTAAAAATGCGATTATCTTAATCAACGGGTATAACCTGAGTACCTATGCTTCTGCGTTTGACGTAAAAGAGGACGCTGGAAAAATACCGGTGCAAGGGTTTACGGATGAATGCGAAAATTATATTCCCGGCATGAAGTCTGCATCGATCAACGCTACTTTGTTTTGGGATAGTACCGCAAACACAGTACATACCGCCTTGGCATCACGCCCTAATGGTCATATGACAATCTTACCAGAGGGTTATGCCTTAGGAAATCGAACTCTATCAATGCCGACTATGCAAGGAAACTACTCGCCTAACGGTACTCCAAAAGGTGCAATCGGAGTTGGTAATCTTGTATTTGAGTCATACGGTGACAATAAAGCAATTGAGCACGGGTATGCGCTTGCACATAGTACCATTACTGATACCGCCGCAGGTGTTGGTTATCAAGTAAACGCCGCGCCGGTGACTGCTAGTTGTGTAGGAACTATTCATGTGTGGACTCCAACGGTAGATGACGCGTATACAGTTGTTATTAGACATTGTACTACTTTAGGTGGTGTTTATGCCGACTTGGTTACGTTTACTGTTGACGGTAAAACAAGAACATCTGAGAGAGTGGTTGTAGCTTCAGGAACCATTAATCAGTTTATTAAAGTTACAGCAACGTTGACCGGAACGGATAACGAGGATTTCGGTTTTTCAGTTCACTTTTGGCAATCAGTTTAAGGAGTAAATCATGGCAAAGTTTTCAGCTAAGGACGCGGTAATCACTATTGATAATGCGGCAGGTTCACCCCAAACAGTTTCAACGGATATTGTGTCGTATGAGATTCAAGAGG